AGGAGCTTCTTCTGCGCGACGTTGGAGAGGATGCCCGGCAGGCTCACCGTCGAGAACGCGGCCTTGATGCCGGCGTTGTCGAAGGTGCGCGGGACGTCCATCCCCTCAAGCCTCATGCACTCGGCGAGGACGCCCTGGAGCGGGATGTCCGAGTCCTTCATCGCGGCCTCGACCGTCTCGTCGCCCATCGACTTGGCGAGCTCGTCCGCGCCGATTCCGGCGCGCAGCGAGAGCGCGGCCTCCAGCGTCTTCGCCGTCATGCCCGTCTTCTTCACGGTCACGGACGGGGGCGTGGTGGTCGGCTGCTTGGCGCGGTACGCCTTGAGGACGGCCTCGTTCACCGTGTTCCTGTCCCAGCCCTCGGCGATGGCCTTCGCCTCGATCTCCGGGAACTCGCTCCCGCAGACGGACTTGACCATAGTCACGCGGTCGCGCTCCGCCTTGACGGCCTCGGCCGCAATCGCCTTGGCGTCGGGCGCCGGCTCGGCCGGGCGTTCGGGCGAGGCGGCGGCGACGACCGTTGCCGGCGTCGCGGCTGCTGTCGCGTCCTTGGGCGCTTCCACGGCGGCGGGCGCGGCCGCAGGGGTCGCCGTGGGGGTTGCGGGAGCCGCCGCCCCGGCGGGCGTCGTCTCCTTCTTGGTCACTTTAGGTTCCATTATGGAGTTTCCTTTCAGTTGCAGTTGTGCCGTGACTGTCATGTGCGTCGAGCGGTCTGCGCCCACGGCGACTACGGAGACCTCCCTTAAAGTGGATTTGGTGACGTGGTAGAACGGCGCGTCGTGTTCGACGCCGTTCACCTTGCGCCTGCCTTCCTGCACGAGCTCGGCGGCCTCGACCTCCGCCCCTATCGAGAGCTGCCAGTCCGCGCCGGCCTTTCCCTGCGCGACAATCGCCTCGGCGAGTTCGCCGTCGGCGACGATGTCGCCCTCGATGGCGAGGCGTCCGCCATCGGCCTTCGCCGTGACGACGCCCACGCGCCCGAGCGTGTGGTTCTCGTGGTTCGCGAGAAGCGGCACGCTCTCCGGCACGGTCATTCCGGACAGGTCCACCACGACCGGCCGCGCCCATCCGAAGAGGCGCATCTTGCCGCCCGAGTAGGCGAGCCCCGCCACCCTGTGCTTTCCGCCTGCGTCCTTCGCGGCGGTGATTTCGAGGTATTCCTTATTGGCTTCCATCGTTTTCTCCTTCGTTTTCAAAGTCGTCTTCAGATTCCTTTTCCTTCTCGGCGTCGTCGATGCCGAGTTCCCGCATGAGCTTGCGCTCCTTGGCGATCTGCCGGAGTTCGGTCTCCCAGTCCTTGCCCTGGCGCGCGTACTCCGCCGCAAGGGTCGTGGTGTGCGACTCCAGCCGCTTCTGCTGCGCGGTCGCCTCCTTCGCCGGGTCGACGTGCTCCTGCCCGTCCCAGAACCACACGTGGCGGCAGTCGCACGGGTCGACCGACGACGCGGTCGCGAGCGTCCACTCGCGCATCCACTTCTCGAACAGCCGATCGAGCACCTCCGCCTCCGTGAACGCCCTGTCCACCTTGAGCGACTTGTAGTACGTCTGGTGGTCGAGGCGTCCCGACGCGTAGTTGTAGCCGGACGAGTTCCCCGCCGCGATGTTGTAGGGCATCGAGAGGCAGCGCGCGATCTCGTTGAGGATCTCGTGCTTGAACTCGCCGTAGGTCGTGACGGGCTGCTTGGGATCGACCTGCGACATCTTCCAGCCGCCCGGCATCGTGAGGAGCATGTTGCGCTCCAGCTGGATCGTGTCCATCGCCTCGACCGCGTCCGCCTCGCCGTTCACGGGGGAGTCCGTGTAGAGGATGCCCGCGAAGTCGGCTGCGGCCTCGGCCGCGCTCACGACCGCGAGGGTGAACCTGCGCAGGTGCGCGAAGAGCGGCAGCGCGGCGGTTATCTCCGGGATGCCCCTGTGCTGCTCGGGCCTGTCCTGCCGGAAGACGTGGATCATGTCCTCCGCCCTCACCGTCAGGAACTCCGCGTTGAAGCTGTCCGTCCCGCCGGGGTGCGCCTTCAGGACGCGGTACGAGACCGGGTTCCCGAAGTCGTCGAACTCGATGCCGTCCACCTGCGACGGGTCGCCCGCGAGTTCGGTGTCCGTCACGCGGTCGGCCTCGATGATCTGGAGGTCGAGCCTCACGTTCGTCGCGAGCATCGGGTTCTGCGCCATGATCGCGAACGCCTCGCCGTCCTGGCACCGCGCCATCCGTATTGTGCGGAGCTTCGCGGGGAGACGCGTCTTCTTCGCCCAGACGGCGAAGTCGTGCTCGATGCGCCTGTTGGTCTCCTCGTCATCCAGGAGCATCTGGAGGCGCGGGCCTGTCCCGACGGTGTCGTCTGCCAGCGTCTTCACGATGCCCCGCGCGTAGGAGTTGTTCTGCACCTCGTAGCGGGCGCGCGTGCGGAGGATCTTCCGCACGGTCGGGTCCGCCTCCGCGTCGGCGGAGAGGAACTCCGCCGCGCCCCAGTGCTTCGCGTTGTCCTTCGTCGTCTGCGCGGCGTCGAACCTCGCCCTGACCCACACTTTCTGCGTGGCTACCGCTCTCTGCCCTGCGGCGGGCTGGCGGCGCGCGGATTTCTTCCGCTCCCCGCCCCCCGTCGCCCGCTCCCTCTTCGTCCTGCTCATTCCGCCCCTCCTCCCGCAGCCATCTTGGTGATGCGGATCGGCAGCCGCCTGCCCTTGAGCGCCTCCTTCGACGCGTAGTAGTTGAGGAGCTTGATCACGTCCGCCGCCGAATGGTTCTCGACGACCTGCCCGTCAACCTCCACCTTCCTGGGCGACAGGAGGAGATTCTCCATTATCTGCTCGATCTTTGACCGATCCATAGTCTCCGAACTCCTTTCCCGCCTCGACGGCGGTTATCCTCTCGCCGACCCAGCGCATCACGTTGACGCACATCGAGTTTCCGCACGCCCTGTGGCGGAACCCGTCCGGCGCGTGCGCCTTTCCTTTCCACGGCACGTCCGTCCAGCCGAGCGGCAGCCCCATGAGCGTTTCGGACTCGCCCGGCAGGAGCCGGCGGAGCTGCGTCGGCGTGCAGACCGCGTTGACGTGTCCGGCGCGGAGCGTGTACATCGCGGCTCCCGCCTCGTCGTAGCACTTCGCCCTGATGCCGGCCCTGCGGCGCTCAAGGTTCATCATGTCAATCGGGAAGCAATCCGGCGCAGCGTCTTCTCCAGCGCGGAGGGCATCGCGTATCCGCGCCTCTCGGCGCGGCGGAGCAGAGCCTCCGCATAGCTCGCCGCCAAGCAGCGCCTCTGCGGCGCTCTCCCAGTTGCCACGAAATCCGACAAGGACCACACGGCGCCTTCGCTGCGGGACCGCCCCCGGAAATGAGGGAACTCGGGTATATCGAGCGTCCAGCACTCGCCACGAGACGCCGAGGCGTCCGGGCGCGTTGGTGGCGATCCCCGCGTTCCGCCATCCGCCGTCCGGGACTTCGACGTCCCATCCGGTGAACTCGGAGAGGAGAACGGCGAAATCGCGCCCGCCGTTGATGGCAAGCACGGCAGGGACGTTCTCCCACACCAGCCAGCGGCAATGCGCCCGTTCAGCCAGCCGCGCAAACTCGATGGCGAGCCGACCTCGCGGGTCGGCGATCCCGCCCTTGACGCCTCCGTTGGAGAAGGACTGGCAGGGCGTGCCTCCCACGAGGAGGTCGATTTCTCCGTCATAGCATCCCTCCGTTATCTTCGTGAAGTCGCCGAGGTTCGAGACCTCCGGCAGGCGCGCCTTCAGGACGGCGGACGCGAACGCGTCGGTCTCCGACACGAACGCGCACTCCCAGCCGAGCGGACGCCACGCGACGGTCGCGGCCTCGACTCCGCTGCACACGCTTCCGTAACGCATGGGCGATCACTCCTTTCAGGACGGGTTGTCCCAGGTCCCTAATATATCTATTCAGTTGAGGGGGGCTAAAAGCGAAAAACAATTTTTGATTTTTTCGACTAGCCCCTCATCCTCCGCAGCTCCGAGAGCTTGATCTTGGGCTTCGCCGCCGTGCGGGGCTTGCCGTCCGCCATCGTGCCGGCGAGGACGCACCCGCACATCGACGCGGCCACTGCGTTGCCGACGAGGCAGTCCCACCAGTGGTTGTCGTGCGCGTCGGGGCGCATCTTCCACTCGTCCACCTTGCGTCCGCGCCCCTCGGTCTTGACGCGGTACTCGGCGGTGATATGCTCGGCGAACAGGAGGTGGTCTGCCGGGTTGCGCCCCCACAGGGTGAGAGCGCCACGGTCGCCCGTCGCGGTGAGCAGGCGCGTCGCCACAAACGACTTCCAGAAGTTGGTGTCGTAGATGACGTGCCTGACCGCCCGCTTCCCGCGCACGTTCGGCATCCGCCAGTTCATGCCCACGCGGTCGCCGACCGCCTTCTTGTACTCGCCCATCGGCTTCGACGAGGCGCCGATGTACTTGCCGTGCGACGGGACCACGGTCCCAGCGAACTCCGACTCGCGGCAGAACTGGTACACGGTGTCAGTGGACTGTCCCCAGTTCGCGTCGATCACGCACCTCTCGACGCGCATCGCCGCGCCGTCGTCCCGGACGTACTCGCGTCCGAGTATCTCGCCGGTCAGCTTCTTCAGCCCCTCGTAGATGCAGCCTTCGAGGCCGCACCGGGGGAACTTCCGCTGGAGGGTGACGTTCGCCTCCGCGAGGGTGAAGAAGCGCCTGCGCTGGTCGGGCCACTCGCCGTAGTCGATGACGCGGCCCGTGAAGTCGTCGTCCCAGGCGCACACGACGTAGAAGAGCATCGTCTTCTGCACGTCGATGAACGCCGTGACGTGCGTCGCGGAGACGGGGACGCCGAGGCGGGAGTGCCCGTTCACGCGGCCGGACACGCCGTCCACGGTGAGCTGCTCCTCCGTGCCGAGGTCTTCGGCGAGCGGCTCGTTCTGGTACTCCGCCCAGAACGCGGCCTCGTCCGTGAGCTTCAGGTCCATCGCGTGCTGCACGGCGGAGAGCTCGTCGTGGTTGAACCTCGCCGGCCACGCCACCGCCGCGCCCTCGTCCATCTCCCTCCTGTGTTTCCGGTAGAACTCCGTCGCCTTGGTGAACGTGCCTTTCTCGCGCAGCTCGTCGGCTCGGAGGTCTGCGTACTTGTTCCACAGCTCCTCGTTCTTCGGGAAGCGGTACACCATGCGGCAGCGCTCCCCGTTCCACTCGGGGTGCTTCGAGCGGTCGAGCATCTGCTCGGCCATGTCGCCGGGGCGGATGACCGTGCAGGGCATCACGCCCGCGATCTTCCTGCCCGGACCCGCGAGGCCGAGGACGTCGCCCGCGAGGACGCGGACGCGCTAGC